TGTTTACTGATGATAGCCCCTGCACTTTGAAGTAACGTGTTGAGCGACGAATGACTCGACCTGACCGTAAGCTGATAACCGCCAAGCCCAGGTAGTGTTCCTTTTTCAGACATCCTTTCAACTTTGGCTTTAAGTATTTCATACGCTGGTATTGCTTTACAGAAATTGCCAATAATCTCGGCTCCACGCTTCGGAGTACCACCAATAACTTTACCGATCTTGGTTGCGGAAGCTCCGTACAGAGTCGCATAAAGGACAGTCTTCGCAAGGTCTCGTGTTTCAACCCCGAATGCCTGCTGATTTCTCGTGTGGACATCACCGTTAACTGTTTCATTTATATAGTCCTGATCATTAAGGTAATGAGCAAAGCATCTAAGCTCAATACCGCTAAGGTCAACCCCCACCAATACGTTTCCATCCTCCACCGTCCAGCAGGATCTAAATTCTGTTCCAAGTGTTGCCCTATTCGCAGGGACTTGTGCCATATTAGGGCCAGCATGAGTAGCTCTGCCAGTAACAGCACCAAAACCGATGACTTTACCATGTACTCTTCCATCCTTTCCTAGTTTCTCTAACCATGAATCTAACTGTGATGCTCTCTTTTGTAACGTTAAATACCTAGCGATTGGTTTCGCTTCTGGAATGCTGACTTGTTCAAGTACACTTTCATCAACAATAACTTGGCCTTTTTCGGTCTTCTTTTGTGGCTTCCAGCCCTTTGAGATAAGTCTTTTTGCAATCTGCTGACGAGAACCGACGTTGAACACTTCCACATCGTCCTTGAGTGCTTTCCCAGTTTTTGTAGATACACGTGCCGTAACGATTGGAGGGAAGATGTTCTGTAACGATTCCTCGATACTCGCCATCTCGGTCTTAATATCACACAGCAACGTTTGGGCATACGGTACGTTAAGTTTAAAGCCATTTCGTTCCATCTCCGATAAGATTACTTGTACTTCATACTCCAGCTTCACAGCCTCTTGGCCTATCTTGTTCTTAACAACTTCGTCCACCAAGATGTCATACACTTTAGATGTTAATTCCACATCTCGAATGCAATACGTTACCATCTCTTCAGTCAGGCCAGCATCAAAGTCTGTAAACTCTATCTTCTCATAGCCAAGAGTATTGCCCCAGGCCTTTAGAGAATGCCCACCGTCCCTAGCACTATTACTAAGACGAGACAGTAGTAAAGTATCTTGACATTGCGACTTCCTAATGCTTGTTCCCCACACACGATTAAGAACAGGAGCGTCAAAATCAATAAGGTTGTGCCCCACAATGGTATCAGCGTCATTTAAATACTCCTTTAGTCCTTGTGCAGATCTCCACACAGTTATGTCATTAGTCTCTCGATGTAAGGTAATGCAGCACCAGATAGTATCGTGTGCTAAATTTGTTTCGATGTCGAGAACTAAAGTCTTCATTTAACTCCTATAACTCCACCCCATATACGGTATGGGTAAACCGTCCTACGATAAAAACAGTACTCTATTCCATTCTTTACTGTGTAGAATGCTTGATGCTCAAAAGTATCTGTACATCTTCCATCAGGTAAATCATTATACACGTAACAAACTAATGTAACAACTACAAATACAACACAACTAATTACTAGAGTCTTTACGGTGTTTATCCGTTTCATCCACAACGTTATCGAGTCCAAAAGGTTTATCCTCCTTCACAGGTTTTTTAAAGATACTATCCCAGTTCTTATCAAACTGCTCCATATCCTTCACTGGCCTTTGCTTATCGCCTTTACCACCGTCTCTCATTTCTCACTAGCCTTTCTCAAACAAACAAACCTATAAACCTTTGCGCTTCCTGTTACTAAACCTTCTGCATCTTTTCCAGCTTGAACGCAATCTTGTTTAGTAGAAAAGTTAGGTATGTTTGTAATTGCCACGCTATCACCACTAGCTAATACACCTGCGTAAATGTAAATTACTAATATCCAATTCATTTCTCTTGTGCCTTTCTATCTTCAAACCAAGCCTGAATGAATCCGCAAAGAAATGCACCAATGATTCCTCCAAGCAATGCACTAGCTATTTCTGAATAACTTAAACAGGTCATTTCTCTTGTGCCTTTCTTAGTATTGCTCTAGCAAAATCTTCCATATAAAGTTCACCAACACCATTCTTTTTCCAAGTATGGCAAACACTATCGGCACATTCTTTTATTTCGTCTTCGGTTAAATCTTTGGTTTGATGTGTATATAGCGGTGTATAACTAAAAACATTGTCAGGCTTTTCAATGTATAAAACATATTCGCCATTTTTTACCCATCCATAAGGTTTGTTTTTCATTTCTCTTGTGCCTTTCTTAAGTCTGCAACGCACTCATCTAGGTATTCTTGACCAACTTCAACGCCTTCATAACCTAATATTTGATGCAACGCTTTTATTTCGTCTGCTTGTTTGCGCAACATAACGGCTGTTTTGGCAATATCTTCATCAGGATAAAATGCAACTTCTAAGTATTGTGCTAATTCGTATGCGTTCATTCTTGTGCCTTTCTTAGTATTGCTCTAGCAAAATCAATAGCAGAACTTCTAGCAGACGCAACTCCAAGCATATTTTCGTACACTTTAATTATTTCCTCATCTGTTAGTGTCTTTGCTGGATGGGTGTAGAGTGGAATCCATGTGCCTTCAAGATGCTCAATCACTTGTAAGTTAATTAACTTTGGCTTTCGGTCTTCCAACCCTAACAACATCCACGCTACTGGTTCATTGTTCATTTCTCTTGTGCCTTTCTTAGTATTGCACTTTTAATCTCTTGCTCAAACATATAAGCCAGCTTTGCATTTAATAATTCTATTTCAGCTTTTTGCTGACGCACTACGGTATGCAAGTCTTCCATCATCTCTTTGCCAATACGGTTTACATACTCGTCACCTTCACGCACCCAACGCAAGATGTATTGGTCACTAAAATGCACTTCATCGTATGCTTTCCACGCTACTGGTTCATTGTTCATTTTTCTTGTACTCCAATTTGATGTTGTTTAACAAAGCCTACTGCATCCCAAAATCCATTCTCATATTCCTCTGATTTAATGCCTGTCATGGTAATGTCTTGATACCACACAACCATCTTCTCTAGGTGCGCAAGTTTAGCTTGTTGCTGGCGTATAAACGATGCAGCTTTCTCTAGTTCGTGTGCAAACTCTTTAGCGTTCATAGTTCCTCCTGTATCTCCATCATCCTACCAGTATCTTTATTGTAGAGCAAACTAGCACAGTGTGGACTTGTTAATCCACTGAATCGATTCTTCAGAATACTAACCCTTGTAGTGTTACGCTCTATAGGATCTTCATGCTGAGCATTACGAACAAGGCCAATCACAATGTCAGATAGCTGAGCAATTGCTCCAGATCCACGTAACTGAGATAGAGACGTGGCAGCACCCTCTTCATGCCCTTTAGACTCTGGACGCTTCAAGTGTGATACAGCAATCAAACTAATCCCTGTCTCTTGGACAAGCATACGTAGCTTAGTCATCAACTCGTCTATCGACTTACGTTCATCACCATTAGACTGAGCACTGACCACCATAGAAATATGGTCGAGAAAAACATACTTACAGTCAGCAGCTTTGGCAAAATACCTAATACGGTTAATGACATTGTCAATATCAGTACTGCCAAAGTTATCCCAAAAAAACAACCTATCAGTACCCAAAGTAATATCGAAAGCATCTTTTAACTCCTCTGGCGATACCTGTGTATCAGGTAGGTGCAACGGTTTATTTAAATGAAGCGACATTATACCACGAGCAGTCTTACGGACCGACTCCTCCATGAACATCAAGCCTATGTTCTGATCAGTGGTCTTGATTAAATGCCAAAGGATTTCTCTAAGGAATTGAGACTTACCAAGCCCCGATCCAGCAGTGACTGTAATAAGCTCTGCAGGTCTAATGCCGTATGTAAGCTCATTGACTCCAGGCCAGGGGTACATAGCGGAAGACTTCTCAACTGGTCTGTTAACTTCGTCCCAGAGTGTCGATCCAGCAATAATACCGTCAGGTGTCCATTGCTCGGCAGCCCACCATTGCTTAACATATTCTGCTCCCTTATTTGCCTTGAGGTAATCACACGCATCTTTATAACCACTCAAGTGTTTAACAATTTTACATTTATTACCTAGTACTTCTGCAACATCGTTAGCTGCTTTCTGCCCTGGTTCATCAGAATCAAAAGAGATGTAGATTTCATCGAATGTAGTTAACCATTCATAGGCAGCTTTAATGTCTTTTAGAGCAGCTTGAGCACCGTTGCGTACAGAGACGTTAGCGTACTTAGATCCTGCCATCTGAAAGCCTGCTAGAGCGTCTAGCTCACCCTCATGGATCGTTACAGTCTTCCCACCTTTAGCGAATAGGTTCTGCCCAAATAGCACAGAGCCTTTCCAGTCACCAGCAATGGTAAAGGTCTTGTCAGCTACGTTACGAACTTTTGAAGCGATGATAGCCCCTTGTGAATCTGCGTAGGGATAGTACTGGCTAGTCCCATCTTGGGATACGCTGTAGTACTGACAAGTAGCTGCAGTGATCCCTCGATCAGCAATAGACTTCACCTCACCTTTAATATTAAAATCCTTCTTGGCCTTGTGCTCTGACTGTAATTCAACATCACCTTTGATATACGTTAGACATCCATAACAATACGTATGACCATCATCAAAGAGTGCGTTAGCATCAGAGCTTCCACACTTTTCACAGGCTATATGTTTTAAGTATTGACTCACATATTCTCCTTGCAATCTTTACAGTCGCATGGTATCACATCTGACTTAGCTGATTGTTTTAATTCGTTAAGACTATCGTAGCCTCTGACATGAACAAGATCATCAGCAAATCTAAACCCATGAGGCAGGTTTAAAATATAATCGACACAATCTGAAAACATCCCACCTTCAATATCTACATCACGTTTAATATCTAATTTATATTTCATAATAAAACCTTTCTCGGTTATGAATATATTTTTATATTCAGACTCTATTTTAAAACAGACTAAACATCTTGTCAATTAGGGAAAACCCTAATAGATCTATTTAGACATTACTGATTCTTTAATACATATAACTATAATAACAATAACTATTAGTAATATAATCATATTAGTTATAATCATTAAAGTCAATATCTTCTAAGTAGATATCTAAATCATCTACATCAGAACTACTAAGTAAATCTATTCTATCTTTATAGAGTATATCATCCTTAACAGTCTTTAAACAAGAAAGACACATGTCCAAATAACTGTTAGTGTTTACTGACTTGATCGTTGCCTCATAGTCAGTTAATAAATTATTACAACAATAGCATCTCATAGATACTCCACAATCGATTTTAAAGCCCTTTTAAGGGGGTCTGGCTGAGACTTCTCAGGTGAGTTGATACCTACCCCTCATCTTCATCGTCATCGCCTCCTAGAGCCTCTCCTGATACGTTGTCACAATCCCAGGAAAAGTACTCACAATCCATCTGCTCAGGCGAATAAGTAGAAGCTCTGTCTGACTCAGGCATTATCTTCATTATATCTTTGTAAATCATAATAATCTTTAAATACTTCTGCTAATAATCTCCACGTAGGCATATTAGTTTCTCCGATCTCTCCTTCATAAAGAGTCTCACCGATACCACCACGATTTAGTAATGCTTTCAATTCTGCGTCTGTCATATTATCCCTTTACGTAAGTTAATACATTAAATATAGTATCTACTACACTAGTAATACATAATACAATAATCAATAATGCTTCCAAGTTATTAAATTTCATTATACATTCCTATGATAAGCGTCGTTAGGGTTAGCAAGCATACTAGCTAAGAGTGCATCCGTAGTATTAAACCACTGTATCACCTTTAATCCGTCCACTTGGTAGATAGTAAAGCTCAAAATAAGGCCTCCTCAAATATAAACTTAGGAGCTTTTCTTAGCTCGATAGTCCATGCGTTAGAGCCTACGAATGCGAGAGCCTCAGCCTTAGTATAAAACCATCTAAGAGACAAGCCGTCTTCATCGTGTACCCAATATTTACTTAGCACTAGTAAGCTCACGATTCAAGTGGTCTAAGCACTGTGTCAATACCTTTTTTAGCTTGATAAACTTCTTAGCGTCGTCTCTGTCAAGTGTATCTTTATTAAATACTTTGTGCGAATTAAGCTCCCAACGAAGTAAATCTAATAGAGAAAGAGACTCAATAGGTTTAGGCTCATCTTCAAAAAATAACTCTACATGCCCTTTATTATTAAGCCACATCGCCACATCTATCTTAACTGTAATGTCACTCACTCTTAGTCTCCTTACGTTTAAACTCTTTAGACATCCAAGAGTCTACGGCCTGATCTACATGTTCTCCAGTGAGCCACACGTGCGTAGTCATCTTACCATCACATAAGACAATAGCCGGTGCAATCTCTTCTTGGGGTACATCCCATGAGCCATCACGTAACCATCTATAACGCTCTGCATCTAAAAAGTTCTGACTATCGTTAAGCATCTTAGCCCATAGTACTGCCCTGTTATCTTCCTGAGCCTCTAGTGCGTCACATAGCCTTGTGATCAAGTTACGAGTTACCACGTAATCATCCCTGTCAGCATACGTCCTAGCTTGTTTAAGTAAATTCTCAATCATCACAACCCTCCATTGATTCGTACATGTCAATAATATCATCAATCACTTTATCACGCCCATATTTTAACATGAGAGTCACTGTATCGCACATCGCATTGTGATAACAAAATTCTTCCCACATCATCTGAGCCTCTCCTGGGAATAGCTCTGCTTGTAAGTTCGTCATCTTTAATTCTCCTTGGTAATTGGTAAGGTATAGCTATTATAGGCGATATAGGTTTAATCATACAAGTACTCAGGATGATCTTCATAGTGCCTTGTAGCTCTATGTAGTGCTCTCTCATACCAGTAATCGTGTACCTTCTGCACAATCTCTACAGGGGCATGACTAGGCGTAGGATAATCTGAGTCATCTAGGCCAATCTCTATAACGCCTTCATTCCAGTGCTCATTAGGATTACACTCGTCTAGCATTAACTCTTCTGCATACCTTTCTACGGCAACGTCAAAGTCTTCTGGATCAATCTCATCATCTTCTGGTTCGTAATATCTGTCGGTCATGATAGCCCCTTAAATAGTCTTAAAGTAAATGGTTAAGTTATTGCCCTTGGTCTCTAGTGAGCAATCGTCCGTCTCGTAACGTGCACCATTAGACTCCACGTGAGCCAGTATAGCATCAGGAAAATTCTCGTCAAGCCACGTGAGTAGCTCGTCTTTAGTGTTAAAAAATATAGTGTGATTCATTCTGTTATCTCCCAGGTTCCTGTTTTATTGCCGTTAGAATCTCGTACACTGCCACGTGTAAGGCCAAGGCCCATATCACTAGCAATATACTGCATGGCCCTACTTAATTCCTGGGCCATATATCCATGCTGATAAGCATCATTGTCCAGGTTTATATCTACTTTAAATTGCATGGTTATTCCCTACTTGTATGAATTGAAAATGACTCTTAATAAAATCCTGGGCCTCTTTTCTCATGCTGTTTAATTCTTTAGCGATATCATCCCCACCAATCTCTTTAATCCATCCACTACCATACCAGTGCTCATATGTAGGATGCCAGTTAAGATCTATAGTATTTTCTCCCCAGGTAAAACTAAAGGCCTTACCTCCCTGTTTTAAATACTCTCCTAGTGTTCTCATGATAACGGCCTTACTTGGTTTTCTATTCTTGAATTCTATTTCAATTACTGGATACATTGTGCTCATGATATAATCCCTTCATTTAATAATTGCTGTAACGTCCTACCAAAAAATCCCTGTAGGCCATAACCTATCCTCGTATCGTGCAAGTACTGCCACGCTTCGATTACTTGCTCTTCACTATCGCATTCAATAAACCCTTCGGCAATTCCTACGGCCTGGTAGCTATCCATTGTCATAATCATAACCCCTTCACTGATTGAATTGTAAACTTGTTTACTGCTCTATAGGCCTTAGACTGCATATCAAATACTGTTATGTACTTATCAGGATCTAAAGTGCTCACGCCTCCCTTTAAATGCTTAATAACCCCTAAGCGTCCATTCAATTCCCTAAGTGATCCATCTTTTTTTATAAAAGTAACTGTGAAAATCTTCCCGTTACTGTTTAAAATCTTCTCAATAATTGTTTGATTGTTTTCCATTTTTTATCCCTTACTTAACTGATTGAATTAAATCATCTACCATACTAACATTCGCAAAAAACTCTCGGCCTTTACCTGTTAAGTGTGGCCTGTTTGCACCAGTCAAAAGGCCTGTAGACTGGTATTCATTACCAAATAAACTGGTCTCAATATATCTTAGGGGTTTGCCTACACTGGCCTTAAGATCTTTTTTACTTGCATAATTAAATACTAACATTTTAAAATTCTCCTATAAATTTAACTGCTAGACTACAATTTAAACCCTATAGACTGGATTGTCTATAGGGATATACCCTTATGCTGCCAGTGCTATTCTAATTACCTTGGCCATTGTTTTACCATGGGCAGGATAAGCAATAAGGGCAACATCCTTGCTATAACATGCCCTGCAGCCATTGCATTTACCATCATTCTCATATGCCCTGCACAATGTCATACCATCTTGCACGTGATTAGAATCAGGGATAATCACTGATCCATGAAGGCCTTGTATATATTGGCCTGTAACTGAATCACTGGAAAATCTAACCATGACATTATCTAAGGCCTGCATTTTAGCGATAATGGCCTTATATTTAGGGAATTTTGCCATACGTGTTGGCATCCAGTGACTAACCCAAGGCGTGGCCTGCATTACTTGATAGATTTTCTCTGCAAGATCTACAGAATACATATCTCCACTGTCAAACCATCTAAAATATCTACTCGAATCTAAACCCTTAACCATGTCACTAACCCAATCAGGACGGATCCAGTCACGCTTATTGAATTCCCTTGGGGCCTTAACATTAGGGAATCTATAATTCCCTGTAGTGGCATAGCATCCACTACATGCAGGTACGAGGGATCCATCTTTATTCTTGGATCCTTGGCAGGTATCAAGGGCATTCAGTGACCATGACATGATGCCGTCCAGTTTACTTGTTTTTGATAATTTGATCATTTTGTATTCCCTTTTAAAGTGTATCAGTAATGATGAGAATAACAGTGGTAAACAATGACGCAATTAGGATAAACCCTAATAAGTTGATAAGTACGTGAAATATTTTAGTCATGATATAGATCCCTTCAGTATTAAGAATGATATTTGTTGATAGCTAGTAAGGCCTTTTCTTTTACTGTATCACTAGCAAAAGACCCTTTAGCAGTGTAAACAAGTAAGCAAGATCCACTAAAAGGATTAGAAGACTGCCACTGCTCAGCAGTATATCCATTAGTGAATTCATAGTATGCCACTAGGTTAGATCCATTTGCTTTTACGTTGTAAGTAGATATCTTCATTTTGTTTTACCTTTATTTAATTTAACTTGTTTACTGCTAGTAATCATATTAACGGTTAATGTCAACAAAAGAAAATAGGTATTTACCCTAGGTTTATAGACTATCTCATATTGTGAAATGTAATAGATCTATTTCATATTGTGGGATATAAGGTAGTCATTTCATATAGTGGAATAGACATAAGGGATATTGTCTAAGTACTTGATATTACTTAACGGGTAATAATACGATAGTAAAATCTAATCAGGCCTGGATACCTAATAGCTAAACTCTATCGTCTAACTAGGCCTTACTAGGTGATCTAAATAAGAATAGATCTCATTAGGTCTTAGGTCTTATATAAGACTGGGCAGGGCTGGGCTGGGCAGGGTAGGGTATCTACCTAGGTGAAGGAGGGTAGGGGAGGGTAAAAAAGAATTATTTAGTTTATTTCAATACGCTGTTTATAACGCTGCAGTAACTTTTAAAACAGGGGGTAGGGTCTAGGTAGGTATGCAGAGCTTTAAAAGTTCTGGCAAAGCCTTAGAAGCCTTTTGTGCACGTAGCCCTGAGCAGGCTGAGTAGTGCTCTATGCCCTATAAGACTCTATAGCCAATAAAGCCTGTAAAGCTTATTATAGCTAATATGATCATATAAGCTTATATGATCTTTAAAGATATAGTTATTATTATCTTTATACACTATTATAATATATAAATAAAACCTTTATAGCCTTAATAGCCTATAAAGCTTATTAGCCTGTATAGATAGGGTAACATACTTTTTAGCTTTTGTCAAGCTTTATTTGTCTTGATGTCTAATTGTCTCTGTCCCCTTTAAATTGGAGACACATAAAATAATGATTGACAAATCCATAAACATGTGTTATAATAACAAACATAAGTAAAGGAATGTCTTAAATCATGACACGTAGAAAAAAAAGAGATCTTAAAGCAGAAGGTAAGTGGTGGTCTGATACACAGAAGCTAGAAGCTGCAACCACGTTTCTAGCATTAGGAAACGGTGCTCAAACGGCTGCTGTACTAGAAATCCCATTAGCTACCTTTAACCGTTGGCGTTATGCTGAATGGTTTAAGAAAATGGTTGATGAACTTAAAGCTGAAGATAACCTTAAGCTAAATGCTCGTTTAACCAAGCTTGTGTCTAAAGCTTTAGATGTGACTGAAGACAGGTTGTCTAATGGTAATTACCAATATGACCCTAAGACCTCAGAGCTAATACGTGTTCCAGTGTCTCTAAAGGATGCCTCCAAAGTAGCTAACGATATGCTAACCAGGAAAGACATTATTGAAGACAAGCCAATACAAGAACAGATTGAACGTACTGTAGACGATAGACTGGCTAAGCTTGCTGAACAGTTTAGAGCCTTTGCTAAGCCAAAGGAAAAGGATATAACCCCTCAACCTTTGGTGATTGAAAATGCCTCGTAAAGAACCTAGAAACTACAAACAAGAATACAAGGACTACCATGGTACAGGAACTCAAAAAAAGAATCGTGCTGCTCGTAATGGAGCTAGAGCTACGATGGCTGCGGATGGTAAAGTCTCTAAAGGTGATGGTAAAGAAGTAGATCATAAAAAGCCTTTAAGTAAAGGTGGTAGTACCAAGAAAAGTAATCTTAGAGTTGTAAGCAAGGTAGTAAATAGGAAAAAGGGTAACAAATCTAGTGGAGCTAACAAGTGAAGTCATTGAAGGGTTTAGTAACGCCTGTCTAGTTAAAAACTATGACTCTGCTACTGAGACCCCAGAATTCCACAGAGAGTTGTGGAGCTTGTGCTGCAATAAGGATAAGTTTGTTGCTATCGCTGCTCCTCGTGGTCATGGTAAAAGCACTGCTGTTACTTATGCCTACTGTCTTGCAGAAGTACTATTTCGTAGGTCTAAGTATGTTTTGATTGTCTCAGACAGCTTTTCACAAGCTGGTTTGTTCTTAGGTGATATTATTAAAGAACTCAGGGATAATGACGACATACATGGTTTGTTTGGTAACATTGAGTTGACAAAGCAAACCGAAGATGATATAATAGGTAAATTCGATGACGGTCATACGTTTCGTATCCAAGCTAAAGGTTCAGAACAAAAGCTTCGTGGTTTGAAATGGTTAAACAAACGTCCTGACTTAATCATCTGTGACGATATGGAATCTGATGAACAGGTTCTAAATAAAGATCGTAGAGAGAAGCTTCGTAGGTGGTTCTACTCAGCACTCATACCTGCCCTGTCAGTAACAGGTAAGATTAGAATTGTAGGTACTATTTTGCACCTAGACTCATTGCTAGAACGTCTAATGCCTGAGTCTCAGTTAGCTGCATTAGGTACTAAAGCTTTAAAGAACCTTATTACTGAGGATTTAAAACAGTATACGAATTATAAAACTTCTTGGTTATCCATTAAGTATCGTGCCCATACAGATGACTTTGCTAAGATCTTATGGCCTGACAGATGGAATAAGAAAGCGTTAGAAGAGCGTAAAGCTCAATACATTAGCCAAGGTCTTGCTGATGTGTATTCTCAAGAGATGCTTAACGTCCCTCTTGATGATGCTAACGGATTCTTTAAAAAGAGTGACTTTACTCCTTTAAAAGAAGAAGACCGTAAAAAGAATTTAAATTACTATATTGCTGCTGACTTAGCAATCAGCCAAAGGCAACATAGTGATTACAGTGTTTTTGCTGTGGCAGGGATGGATGAAAATCAGCACTTGCAGTGTGTGAACATCGTCCGTGACAGGATGGATGCGATGCAGATTGTGGAAACTATCCTTGCCCTCCAGCGAACTTACAAGCCTGAGCTATTTGGAATTGAGGCAGGAACCATCCAGAAGTCTATCGGTCCCTATCTTAACGAAGCAATGATGCAGCAAGATACTTTCATTAACCTAGTCTTGCTCAAGCCTAGTGGTGATAAGTTAAGTCGTGCCAGGTCAATGCAAGCTCGTATGAGAGCAGGGGCTGTTAAGTTTGACAGTTCTGCGGATTGGTATCAAACGTTTGAAGATGAGCTACTAAGGTTTCCTAGAGATAGACATGACGATCAAGTTGACGCTTGGGCATATATCGGATTGTTACTCAATCAAATGCAAGTGGCTGCAACTGCTAACGAACTTGAGGACGAAGAGTACAGGCTTGCCCTACATGAATCTGGATACGACCAAGAAGGTCGAAACGCTACCACAGGCTACTAAAAAGAATGCAAATAAACACTGAACTTAATCTTAATGAGATTGTACAACTGCCTAACATCGCTGAGGTGTTGGACGAAGCTACAATCAATACTATTAGCTACAATGTCTGGAAAGGCTTTGAAGCTGATAAAGAGTCACGTTCAGCTTGGGAGAAGCGTACTGAAGATGCTATGAAGCTTGCCTTGCAAGTTGCTGAAGCTAAGTCTTTCCCTTGGCCTGGTGCGTCTAACGTTAAGTTTCCTTTAGTGACTATTGCTGCCTTGCAATTCCATGCACGTAGCTATCCTGTATTAATCAATAGCGAAACCCCTGTACAGTGCCGAGTCTATGGTGATGACCCTACTGGCATGAAAGAAGCTCGTGCTCATCGTGTAAGCAACTTTATGTCTTACCAAATCCTTGAGCAGGATACTAACTGGGAAGCTGAGATGGATCGTGTCTTGATTTCTCAGCCAATCGTAGGCTGTGCTTTCAAGAAGTCTTACTTTGACCCTATCCTTAAGTACAACGTTTCCGAGAACATCCTTGCTAAGGACTTTGTCGTAAACTATTGGACTAAACATCTAGATACATCACCACGTATCACCCACGTACAATACTTCTCCAAGAACGATATCTATGAGCGTGTAGCTCGTGGCTTATTCTGTGAGATGACTGAAATAATGCCTGCTGCTGTTCCAGAGTCTAACCTGACACTGGCTCAAAACAAAGCACAAGGCATGACCGCCCCTAACTCTGTTGATGATTCCACACCATACGAGATCCTTGAGCAACACTGCTACATTGACTTTGATGGAGACGGTTACGCTGAGCCGTACATCGTTTGGATGCGTCGTGATACCAAACAAGTACTACGTATCGTTGCACGTTACTTTGAGACCTCTATTGAAAGAGATGACAAAGGCAACATCTTACGTATCAACCCTGAAACATACTTTACTAAGTTTCCTTTCATTCCTTCACCTGATGGTGGCTTTTATGACTTGGGCTTTGGTGTGTTACTTGGGCCTCTTAATCAAAGTATTGATACCATCCTCAATCAGTTAATTGACTGTGGTACAATGGCTAATACTGCTGGAGGCTTTTTGTCTCGTGGTATTAAGCTTCGTGGTGGTAACATGAACTTTGCACCATTGGAATGGAAACATGTTGACACAACAGGTGACGACTTGCGTAAAGGCATTGTGCCTCTCCCAGTACGTGAGCCTTCTCAAGTTCTCTTTACTTTGCTTAATCTGCTCATTAATTACGGTGAGCGTATTGGTGGGTCTGTTGATATTCTTACAGGACAAAATCCTGGTCAGAATACCGCTGCAGAAACTACAAGAACGATGGCAGAGCAAGGGATGAAAATCTTTTCGGGTATATTCAAGCGTACATACAGGTCTCTTAAAGATGAGTTTCGTAAGTTGTATCGTTTGAATCAACTCTACCTTGTAGGCATTGAAGACTACAATAGCGACACAGGTCAGAACTTTATTGATGCTGATGACTTTAAAGGTCCTGTATCAGATGTACGTCCTGCAGCAGATCCTAACATTGTTTCTGATGTACAGCGTGTACAACAAGCACAAGCGTTGCTACAGTTAGCTTCTTCAACTCCAGGCATGAATATGTATGAAGTTCAAAAGAACTACCTCAAAGCAATGAAGGTCAATAACATTGATCAAATTCTCCCAGATCCTAAAGGCCCTAACGCTATTAAGCCAGGACCATCTGAGAAGATTCAAATTGAAATGATGAAGCAGCAAGCCAAACAAGCTGACGCACAGTTGCAGTATAAGACAGCTATGATGAAGATGATGAAGGATGTAGAGCTTAACCAGGCTAAGATTCATAAGCTTGAAGCCGATGCTATCCTTGCTGTTGAACAAGCTGGTGGTGTACGTACAGGACAAAACATTGCAATGCTTGATGCACAAATTGGTGCAGCTAGAGCACACAACGAAGGAATTCAGACTGCTCTCAGAACCATGATGGATCTTGAGAAGCACATGATGGATACAAACAAACCCCAAGCAGAAGTACCCCAATTACCTATGGGAGGGGAAGCAGCACCAGGAATGTAACATAAGGAGGAAGTATGGCAATAGTAGTAACAGAAGAAGAGTTTTTGCATTGGAGAGATAGTAGGGTTACAAGAGCGTTTATGTATGCTCTTAAACAAGATAGAGAGTGGTTGAAGGAAATGTTGTTAGCAGGTACTGAAGATGATGCTGGTCTTCGTGGTCGTGCAGCAGCAGTTACTCAAATCCTTAATATCACCTATGAGGAGTTAATGGAATCAGTAAAGGAAAATAAAGATGTCTAATGTAGCAGGCATTACCCCTATTCTTGATAGGGTATTAATTAAACCTTTAGTAGTAGAAAACAAGACAGCTAGTGGCATTATTGTATCAACAGAAGAAACCAGTGAACGTGAGCAACTTGCAAACACCACAGGTGAAGTAATGGCGATGGGTGAAGACTGCCCTACAGGCATTATTGAAGTTGGTATGAGAGTAGCTTTTGCTAAGTACTCTGGCTTAATGTACAAAGGTAAAGACGGCAAAGATTATCGCATGATTAATTATGATAATTTAGTAGCCAAGTTAGACGACGATATGGGCTTAATTGATCCACATCTATTAAAAGGAATTGTATAATGAGTGAAGAACTACAACAAGAAGCACCACAGGAAGCTCCAGAAGCGTCCCAGTTCGAGTCCGAAGCAAGGGCACAGGGGTGGGTAGCAGCAGAAGAGTTTCGTGGCTCTGAGAGCGATTGGGTTGATGCTGAGACGTTTGTACGTCGTGGCAAAGAGATTATGCCAATCCTTCGTAAGAACAATGAGAAATTGCTTAAAGAATTAGGGGAAGCTAGGAAGATTGCTGAAGAAGCACGAGAGTCTGCTAAAGAGTTTCGTGAGTATCAAAAACAGCAATTTGAGAAGAAGACCAAAGACCTCGAAGGTCAATTAGAGCAACTGAAGCAAGCTAAGCGTGATGCAATCACACAAGGCGATGGCGACAGGGCAATAGCGATTGACGATGCAATGGACGACTTGAAAGAGCAACGTCTAGAAGCTAAAGAGGACTTAAAAGCTGCTGAAGAAAAAGCTAAAGAAGTTCCACAGATCACTCAAGATCCTATCCTCAATACTTGGATGGAAAAGAATGATTGGTTTGGTAAAGATTCAAGAATGACTGGTGTTGCTAATGGTTTAGGTGTTGAACTCCGACGTGAGAACCCTAGCCTTAACGGACAAGCCTTCTTGGATAAACTAGATTCAGAACTTCAAGAAATGTTTCCAGAGAAGTTTGGTAAGAAACGTACACCTAACCCAATGGAAGGCTCTCCTAACGGAACAGCTAGACCATCGGTAAGTTCAGGTAAGAAGACTTACAACAACTTACCTCCAGAAGCTAAAGCAGCTTGTGATAAATTTGTTAAGCAAGGTCTGATGACCAAAGAAGCTTATGTTGCAGAATATGATTGGGAATAAGGGAGAAAACCATGACTGAAATTAAAAAAGAAGTTAAAGCTACACCAGAGTCTACTAAGGTAGAGCGTCGTGAACGTAAAAAAGGCGTATTTAATGGGACTCAGGGTAAGCTGCAAGTAGGAAAGCAAATTGAAGGCTATCACTTGCATATTTTCAATGACACGCCAGGTCGTATACAGGCTGCCACTGAAAACGGTTATGAGTTTGTTCACCCAAATGAGGTAGATGGGGTTACGGAGAATGTTACATCACGTAACCTTGATTTAGGAGATAAGGTTAGGTTCTTAGTAGGTGCTGGTGAAAAAGGTGATCCAATGTACGCTTACTTGATGAAAATCAAAGAAGAGTTTTGGCTCGAAGACCAAGCACAATTACAAGAGCGTAACGATAAAACTGATGCAGCAATTCGTGGTGGTAAAACACCTGGAGTAGATTCTACAGGTTTCTACAACGCTGGCATCAAATACTAATTAACTTTCTAATTAAGGAAAAAAAATGGCAAACGTAAATGCCGTATCAGGACTGTCGCCTAACGGCACAATCACTGGTGCACCTTTTAACGAGCAAGGCATCCTCTATGCTATCGCTAACGACGCTTCTAACACATACGCCATTGGCGATATCGTAAAGTCTGCTGTTGGTAACGATGCAAACGGTGTAGCTCTTGTAACTAAAGCAGCAGCAACCGACGTACCTTTGGGCGTTATTGTTTCTATTCGTGTAGCTAACCCTGGCGTAAGCTTGGCTGGTACAAACATTGACTTAGGTAAGTTGTACATTACTTTAAGCTCTGGTAGCTACTCTTATGTTTATGTTGTAACTGATCCTACCGTAGTGTTCCAAGTTCAAGCTAACGCTTCTGCTGATGCTAAAGTTGGTTCTACTGCTGTTCCTACAATTACAGCTAACCAAACAACACTGTCACAGTCTTCACCATTATCAGCTACTTATGTAACTGCCGATGCTTCAGCTACTGCAGCTTCTATGTTCCAGATCGTTGGTATGTTCCAAGAGCCTACAAACACCCCTGGTGCTTACAATAATCTATTGGTTGTTTTCAATAAACACCAATACAAACAAGCCTTCGGTGCTTAATTAATAGGAGATATATAAAATGGCTGGTGTAATTACAACTGGTACTCACCCAAAGGCCCTATG